CACGAGCACCGTGGCGTTCGGGTTCACCAGAAGGAACCAGTCGATAAACGCCGCGTCGATAATGGACTTCCCGAACTCACGCATAGCCATCAGGATGTGCGAGGTCCCGACCCCCTTCTGCATCAGGTCGGCAAAGTCGAGCTGGATACGGTGGGGGGTAAACCCGTACGCCTCCTTAAAGACAAACCACATGAAGGTCCTGAAGTCTTTCTTCATCTCCCCACGCATCGTGTCCGTGTGGAGAACGCCGGGGTCGGCTTGGACCATCTGGTCGATCTCTTCCAGATACTCGTAGTAGTTCATCACTCTTCCTCAGACATCCCGTGCTTGGCCCTGATCTTTGCCAACTGGTCTGCCGCCGCCGTACCCGACTCGGGCTCGGGGATGGTGTCGAGTTCCTTCTTGTCGAGGTACTTGTACACGGTCTCGAAGACCTTAGGGTCCACGTCGCTCCCGTCCTCGATAGCCTTCGCAAGGGCGTACACCCCGTACTCGATAAACACGAGGTTCAGTTCTGTCTCTGTCATGTCTTTCACTCCTCCCTGTCGTTATACTCGGGACTGTTACGTTGTAATCCCACGGCTTCTCCTGTAAGGGGCCTAGAATCCCGTCTAAGGCGTTTCAGCCTCTAGGCGGGGTCTGAGTCGTTTTAATCTCTGGAAGCCCTTAGGAGCAGTCTGAGGGCCTCTCAGATACCTTATTCTGTACCTCCATCCGGTGGAGGAACTTGAGGTCAGAGATTGAGTACCTGAGTTCCTGAGTCACTTCCTTCATGGTCTGGGCTGTGGTCAGGTGGATCTTGGCCTGCTCAAGGTTCATCTTCTTGTCAGGGACCACCATGAAACGCCAGATGAAGTAGACAGCCACTACCCCAAACGCATACGGCCCATAGTTCGATAGCAGCTGCTCCACGGGTTACCGCCCCTCTGCTTCGCGTCTGGCGATAAGATCAGCGAGCCCATCGCTCAGTTCGTTACCGCGGTTCTGGAGTTCACGAAGACGCTCAACAGGGAGTTCCTCACCGTCGGCAAGGGTCCCGAGGTCTTCGACAAGCTGGATCAGTTCGGGCGTGATGGCCCGGATCAGACCAATGATCGCAATGATTTCAGGCCCCATTAGTCGGCCTCCTTCTCTGTGATCTCAACCATCCGGTCAAGGAGGGGGTCAATGTATTCAAGGGTACGGAGAACGTCCGCGTCCTCACCGGCAATGTAGTCCTCGGTAGCGGAGTTCAGACCTTCGAGGACAGGGACCTGATACGACTGGAACTCCTTGAGGTCTGCGACGCTCAGGACAGGATCAGGACCGTCACCCAGTTCAGTCACGATAGCGGTCGTGCTGTTGTGGGCTACCCAGAGACCACCGAGCTTCTGTCCGGTAGACTTCCCGCAGCCAGCCAGAACGGTAGCCGCGACAGCGACAAGTGTAAGTGCAGTCTTCTTCATGCCTTCCTCACTTCGTAGAGAGACCAAGAGGGGCGGTCGCCTTCTTACGCCCCCAGAGGGCAACGGCAGAGGAGACGAGGAACGCGAAGTTCGCCGCGGTCTCTGCGGTTTCGGATGAAGCGAGGAACGCCACCTGATCGGGGCTCTTCGCTACGATACTCGACACCACCATGAGGAACACTCCCCAGAATGTAGTAGATGTCCAAAATGCTTTCTGTTCCATATGTTCTTCCTTTCGGTTAACCAAGGGGGTCCGGTACTTCTCCCCAACCACCGGGCGGGGGAAGAATAACAACTGGAGGTGAGGAGTTAAACCCCACGTGACAGACGTAGATGATCTGGTACATCAGTCCTCCACAATCGTAATCTCAACGGTAATAGCATCGGGGCCTGTAGCACTGGTGAGGATAGCGTTGAGAGCATCCCCGGCACTGAACGTGTGTTCCGCGTTCGGGGTATCTGTCAGGGCAGTTGTAGTGAGCGATAGGGGATTCGACCCGGCAGTAACGTACTCAACGTCAGCAGCAGAGCCGTCGTCGATCTGGAGATCAAGTGAAGCCGTACTCGTGTTCGTCTGGCCGGATACCTGTGTGATGGTCCCGTCGAACGGGAAAGACAGGAGGATCGGGAAGGTGTCGTTCTGTCCGGGCAGGACAACAACGATCTTCACCGTGCTCTTGAGCATACTCTCTGGTACTCGTGTAGTCATAGTCTCTCCTTACGCCACACGCATGTAGCTGATGTTTCGGATGTTGCAGTTGCTTGACGTGATAGCAATAGAAGTAGTAGCCGTCGTGACATAAAAAGAGACAGAAGGACCACTTCCGGTCGTCTCCCTCGTCACCCCGCCAGCCGTGACAGTAGACGTGCCAGTCTGTCCGTCCGTGTGGACATGGATCAGGTACGTCCCTGCGGTGAGTCCGGTGAGGGTCTGTGAGGTCAGTGAGGTAGTGAACTTGGCAGAACCATCTGTGTCGTAGGGCTCCATACCGTACACACTACCGGCCACAGAGGACGACGTGTTTGCCGCAACGTAACTCTCCATCTGAGCGACGTTACAGGCGTCCGTGGTCCCGGCACCACCAGCGGTGAGATTCGTGATCTTGTTGCTGTTTAGCGAGACGTTTGCCGTAGGTGCGGCCATCTGGTCCAGACGGTTGGCACGGACATCACTGTTGAAATCAACGATGTTGCCGGGTCCGGTGATCGTAGAAACCACAGGAGTACCACTGGTATTAAACACAATGAACCTACTACCAGACCCGGCACCGGCGTCCAGTGCGTCAGGGTCAAGAGTACCGTCGATAATCGCAGACCCGTCTACGGAGTTATCATCAAACACAGCAGCAACGGTTCCCTTGTAGAGACGGAAGAGAATGTTGTTGGTGCCGGACGGCGGGGCGGTGACAAATGCGACCGTATACCTGCCACCAACGATACTGACAGAATAATCTGTCGTCGGGGTCTGCATGACGCCAGAGACAGTCACCATGAGGCTGCTGTCGTCTGTATCTTCTGTCGGGAACGAAGCGATCGTAAAGGATACCTGAGAACCCGTCCCAGACCTTGTCGTGCTGAATACGTCACTTACCGTAGCAACGTCGGCCCCGGCGATAGCGTTGTCCATCTGGGCCTTGGTAACAAGACCGTCACTGGACGTAGCGGGGAGAAAGTTCCCGGTCTTACGGGCCCTTCCGTCCCAGTAGGTGTTCACCGAGTCATACTCGATCAGGTCGTTAACGTCGTTATCTAGTTCTTGAAGTTTGTAGAGGAGTTGGAGAATGGCGAGGTCAAGGTCTGCCTCGTCGATCGTCGTGTTGTTCGTAAAGTCCACGTAGGGACTGTCGATCTCGACCGACCTTCGGATCGTCACAATGTCTTGTGCTTCCACCATGGTAGACGCAGTTAGTGTGATCGTCTCGGTACTTTCGTCAACCGTGTAGTCGGACGTGAGCGTAAGAAGAACTCCGTTGAGATAAACCTCAAGGATGTCCTCGTCGTCGATAGAGATGTTACTTGCGAACGTAGGGATAGTCCCATATTCATGGGTCTTATCACCGCTTCCAGTCACCTCGTGCTGGACTTCTGTTACTGCCATGATGGGCCTCCTGTGTAATACCCTACCCACCCTTTCGGGCAGGTAGGGGTTGGGTTATTCTTCTTCGTAGTCACGAATCAAGGACTGGACCACGGGGAAACCGCCGCCCGGAACGAGAACACGCATGGCGTTCTTAAAGTCCCTAGGGCTTACGTCTTCACCGTTAGCCACCTTCTTCATCGTACCAAAGGCTTCCTGACCGGCACGCTCGATGAACGAGACGGACGGGTTACTTGAAAGTCCCAGACGGAACCGTCGGCCCGTAGCGGCGGAAATGATCGGTGCGGTAACGAGGTCGGTAAGGACACCCCCGACGGGAATCCTTGAGGTAAGCACGGTCGCTTTCTCAAAGAAGTTCTCCTCCCAATCCTCGACCACGTCGTCGATCGAGTTCTTACCAAAGGCCACGTCCCTCAGCATACCCGCGTAAATCTCACCCATAAGGTAAGTCCCGAGATAGCCGAGGAGGTAATGGTTCGGTCGGTTACTCGCGGCACGCAAGAAGCCGTTAAACCACGAAGAGGGGTAGGTCAAGAACTGATAGATGGCATTACCCAGCACGTCGTTAGAACGCAACATCGTACCACCGCTTCGGGTGACGACAAAGTTGTCTGTGTCCTGACGAGCATACCTGTTGATGTTATCAATCAACTCAAGCATCGCGTCCCGCAGGTCGTCGTCCGACTCTTGCATGGCGACCTTGGTGGCGGTCTCCATATCCTGTAGGACATCTTCACCAAACTCTTTGTATCTCGCAAGGGCCTTTCGAGAACGGGCCGTGTGAAGGCCGATTCTCTTGTACTCAATCGCCAATCCCACGTCCGAACCAAACCCCGCATCGCGGGCAGCCGCAGAAATACCGTCCGCGTCAATGTCACCCTCAAGGTGATGTAGACGATCGGCAACCTTACGCAACTTTCTGGCCGTCTTAGCGAACGAGACCTGATGGTGGAACCTCTTAAGCCTTCGGGTTAGTGCGGCCTCACCGAAGTACTCACGAGTAAACTCACGGTACTTACGAAGACCTTGACCGAGACTACCCGTCGGGTCAATGAGACTGTCACCGAGCAGACGACTGCTCGACTTGTCGTATTCGTGGACCTGCCCGATCAGGGAGAGGTCCTGCCTGATCTGCTCGGACTTGAAGGTTTCCTTAAAGTGTCGCATCATCAAACGAATGTCGTGCTTGTTGAACAAGGCACGGGGAAGAATCGTAGCGACCTCGGTCTGCATAGCGATGACGATACCAGACTGGATCGACGCAGCCGCGAGGTCAACGAGGGGACCAAAGAGCCTCTCGGTTCCCGTCCTCTTGTAGTCTATTCGGTTGAGTGTTCGATCATTAAGCTCTTCGAGGTCCGTAAGGGCACGCTTAAGAATCTCTTTAGCCGGGTCGGAGTCGGGAAGATTACCGATCTCTCGACGAACGACCTCAACGTAGTCGGTGAACCTCACGGCCTCACCGAATACTTCGGACATCGTTTCTTGCTGGGCAATCACCCCACCAAACCCGTCTTCGTATGATCGGGTAAGACTGTCGAGGTTGGTGTCGAGGATACCAAGTTCTAACACCTCGTCACTGTACCAGAACTCCTGCTCGATCTGGCGGGACGCTCGGTTGTCTTCTCGGAAGACTACTCGCCTCTCGTCGGCGGCACGAGACGGGTCCTGACTAAAGGCACGGTCCCTGTTCATACGGCGAGAGAAGGCGTGTCTCGCCTCCTCCTGTAGACCAGCGTCGAGTTCGTCAAGGTACCTCGCCTGATGCTCGTCGGTCAGTTCGAGGAACCGGGTAGGCACCTCGTCGTATCCCGAGTGTGTGAACTTGCCCGTGTCGTCCATCAACTTCATACGATTAAGTGTCGCATTATGGAGAGGAGCGTCACCGTCATTCCGGCGAGGGTCAAAGTTCTTCTTCCAGTAAGACGCGAGGAGACTTACCGCCCTCCGATACTTCGTAGACGACTCATCAAACCCCTTCTTCAGGACAACATTCACGTACCCGTCGATACGGTTCTTCACGGCACCGTTACGAAGGCCCATGTCACCGACAGAGTCGTAGTATTTCCCGATCTCCTTTGCCAACCGGACGGCGTCATTCGATGCCTCGTCGGCAGACCGAACACCTGTTCGGACCTGAATGGCGATTGCGGTCAACCTGTCTTGTTCCTCTTTGGACAAGCCCTTAAGGATAGGTCGAACGGCTGCCTCAAGACGACCCCGCATAATGCGGAGACGAACCATGTTCTCTGTCAGGGTGATGATGGAAGAACCGTCTGCGTTCTGAAAGAAGTCGTTCGCAATACGGGAGTCCATAGCCGCATACATCTTGGCGAGGCTCTGGGCGATGGGGTTGTTCGATATCTTCTTGAGTTTGTCAGACGACCGAGCGAGGGTACCGAGAGAACCCAGTTTAGACAAGAAGTTGAAGACCGTGTTGGTCAACTGCTTCGTCTGAACGGGTGTCTTGGCCGGAGCGGTCTCCGGGTCGAGTCCCACCAACTGGGCGGTTCGGATAAGTCTCTTATCCTTGTCTCCGTGAACGTCCGTGAGGCGACCCTCCTGAGTGAGGGACTGCATCTTGGCGGCGTCCGGGTCGTCCTGTGTAAACAGGTATCCCCTCTTAACCGTAAGGTTCTTGTTGACCTTACCGCCCCGAACGTAGATGGATTGTTCATGGTCAAGTTTCTTGATGCGGTTCCTAAGCCTAAGAATCTTAGACCTGTCCGCGTCGGTGAGTTCCCTCTTGGCGACGAGGGTATCTATCTCGTTCTGAAGAATGTCCCGCCTCTTCTTGATCCGGGCCATCGCCGGTTCTACGTTAAAGTCCCCGGTTCGGATGGCGTACAAGGCCTCCTCTTGTGTGGGGGCCTTCGCAAAGAACTCACCAATCTGGTTCAGCGTGTTTGCCAGATCCGGGCCGGACAAGACCATGTTTATGTTGTCCGTAGCCTTCACCCCGGCCCTCTTCACCCCCAACTTACCGGGAGCAAAGAAGATCCAGTCCTCTTCGATGGCCTTAATGATAGTCGCAGCCGTCTCGTCGTCGTAAGCGAAGCGAGCCCACTTCTCGATACGGTCTATGATCGTCAACTCGTGAAGGTTGGCATGTGCGTCTTCTTGAATGATTCCCTTGCGGGCCTTGTTCCTCAGACGATTCGCCACCGCCGACGTAGGGGCACGAGAGATAACGTCTCGGTTCGTGATGGGCTTAGGCTTTGACCCCCTAAAGGCCGCCCCAAGGTTGTCGAGACCGGCCACCATAAGGAAACCGAACCCCCCTCGCCCGTAACTGTAGTTAAACTGTTCCTGAATACCGAGGGCATCGACCCTGTGGTGATACTCAGCGATCTGGGCCGCGTAATCATACGCAACACCGAGAGAACCGCCTCGGACGGTAGAGAGACCGTGTGCGAAGAGACGACTGGACTGCTCGGCCTCCTCGATAATCTTGGGGAGGATACGGACCCGGCGAGATGCGAGGGACACCGTCGTGTTCTTTAGTGACGCACGTACGCCCTAAAAGATAGCGTCCTCTGCGGCTTCCTTTACGAGGGTCTGGACACCGATACGTGTCGCCTGTGTCGCCCCAGACTTTACGATACCAACACCCGCGCCAGCACCGAGCGTGGCGAGTGTCAGTGGGTCTGTCGCGGCCTCCGCAATAAACCCCACTATGCCCGTAGCGGTCGCCCAGTTCGGGTTAACCTCGTTGTAGGCAACAATGGACTGACGCAGTTCGATTTGTCGGGCGATCTCTCGGAAGCGAACGGTGGCCTCCTCGACGTTCTCCACGTCATCGAACTGATTCCGAGTGACCCCGTTCTGTTCAAAGATGACACGGTATTCTGGTTCCAAAGTGTCGAAGTACTCAGCACCCTGTAGGGACCCCACGTGCTTCACGGAACCGTCTGGGAAGATGGCTTGGTCCTCCGCCGTGCGGGTGGGGAGTTCGGCGTCCCCGAGGGTGTTAAGCCCACGAGCAAACAAACCGATACCACTATTCAGTGCATATCCCCACCCGTCACCCAGCATGATCGAGTTTTCTGCCGACTTGTCTAGGAGGTTGGTAAAGAAGTTACTGCTCGGCGGAGAGAAAGAAGGGCGTCCCTCAGACAAGTAGTCAGGAGTAAGCACCCCAACGATCTGGTTATGACGAAGCTCCGATGCGTACGCCATATCCATCGGGGTGCGAGGGTTCTGATAGTTGTCGAAACGGGACATGTGTCTCCTTAGTCTTCAATGAGTTCTTCAAACCCAAGGGCTCCGATTTGGAACAGTTTGTTCCTCGTATCCCCTTCTTTTGTCCTATCGAGAAGGTAGTTCCACCGTGGGTTCCAGTCCGACAGGACCGGGGCGTTTTCGTGTGTGATATTCTTACCGTCAATCATACCGACGGCAATCAGGACGGGGGCATTGTTTCTCATACCAACGTCGAGTCTAAGACTATTCTTACCATCCCCACGTACGAACGCGGAGTAGAACGCCTGTTGGCTCAGTTCATCTTGGTTAATATCAAGACGATCCGCAAACGCCTGTCGAGTAAGGTGGGCGGCCACGGCAGCCGGGTCTTCCCCGACATCGCTCGGGAGGTTATCGAAATACGTGTGGAACTCTGCTTGAAAGAGGGACGTACCACCGAGACCGACATAACCCCCGACGTCGAGAGCAGACGAAACCCCTCTCTCGATCATTTCCGTGACTTCCCTACGACGATTCCACATTCTGGTAGAACCAAGGGCCCCGATACCTGTCTCGACCCACGTCGGTCCTTCCCTTTGAAAGGAGAGGTCGTTTATGAGAGCTTCCTGAGACACGTGGTTTCGTGGGTGTACTCTACCCGGATCGGTAATGATCGTCTGCATCCCCGTGAGTCCGTCGTTAATGATGAGACGGCCCGTAGATGCCAAGTGGGTCTCGAAAGCCTTAAAGAGTTCTTTCTCGGACAGGTCCAACTCGGGATCAAGGCGTGTAATGTACAGGGAGAAAGAATCGGCAAGGGCCTGACTCACAGGTACCTTGGAGCCGAGAAGGTCGCCCATCTTCTTTGTAGAGACACCTTGAAAACTCGACGAACCGACCGGGTTCTGATTCATCTGTTCGATAACCCCGGCCCCAGCCGTGTACGCCTCGGACAAGGCAGACCGGATAGCTTCCATACCGGGGACAGTCTCTCCAGATTCTCCGGTCTGGGCAAAGACCTCGTTAAGATCGACGCCTTCCTGAAGCATTGCGGTAGCAATCCCGAGTTCTTCCGCCTTCTGATAGACGTTAATGATCCCCTGTACCTCTTCCGCCGAAAGGCTTTCACTAGCCATCGAACGGACCTGATCTTCGTCGTAAGAAAGGAAGGCACCAAGAGCCATAAGCATCTGGTCATTGTTGCCCTCGACAAAGTTCTTATGGGCTTCGTCGAGCTTGCCGGAAATGTTTCGGAAACTTCCCGACCTGATAGATTGACGAGACGCCCCTCCGTAAAACAGGTTCTGATGGGGAGACATGATGTCTGGGTTAAGGTTCGACAGCTTTGCGTATTCACGAACGAGCCTAGAATCCCCTTCTCGAACCAATGCGTACGGATTGGATTCATTAAAGGCTTCAAAGTCGGTCTTGGCCTTAGACCTTGCCGCCTGCATATCGGACTCGATCTTGTTGATCCTAGCCTGTTCCCTGTCCATAAGGGCAGCAACACTGTCTAGTACGTCGAGGTCCGCACTCCGAAGACCACTGCGGTCTACGGTTCGCAGGTCGGTGTTATCGGGGTCAAAGTCTGTGCCCAAGATCGTGTTTACGAGGGTCACGCCCATCGACTCCACGTCGCTCCTGACGCTGTCTAGGGACTCCGTACCTTGCAGACCTTTCTGCGTCTCGGCACGAAGCATAGGTGCGGCCCGCTGGGTCAGTTCTTGGACAATACGATCACCGGCTTGGACGATCGTTTCTACGGGGAACGAGGAAGAGTTCTTGGCGACCTCCATGAGATTGTTGTAGCGTCCGAGAATCGAGGAACCGGACTTTCCTGTTTCCAAGTCTTTAAACATCTCGTTAACAAGTGCGGAAGCCAGTCGGTTCTCTGCCTCACCGTAGCTTATATTGTAGAAGTCAGCCATCGACGACGCTCGCTCACCAAAGACGACACTTCCGTCCTCCGCTTGCGAAAACTGTGCGACAGCGTCGGCAAGAGAGTCTTCAAATGCCTCTTGTTTTTCAAGCTGCATAATCTCAGTATGCTGCCCGTTGTACTGGTTAGTAGTAGCCGTGATGTAATCACTAAGGGAAACCCACAGGGAATCATTGTTGTTGATTTCAACGAGAACCTCGTCACCAAGGTCTTCCTCGAAGCGTCTCCTGACCTCTGCCCGTCGCTCATTTGGCGACATTCCGGCAAGGACCGGGTCGTTAGGGTCGAAACTCTCAGCGATTTCCCTGAAGGTTCGCTGTAGACGTCCGGCGAGACGGTTCTCTGCTTCATCCTGAAAGCGTTGTTTGTAAGATTCGACCTTGTTCTCGGGGTCAAGACGAAGGAGGGTCGCGGTAAAGTCCGCGTCATCCTTATGTCTCTCTCGACTTGCCTCGTAGGACTGAATGAACTGAAGCCCGTAGGTATCTGGGTCACCCTTAGCGAGTTGACCGAGTTCGACGAGGGAGTTCAGTTCTTCCTGTTTCTCCTGAGCGTCGATTTTATCTCGCTGCTTCTTAATAGTAGCGATACCAGCACCAATCGCCTGTCCTAGACGAGCCAGACCGGGCGTGCTGGCCGTGCTGAATCGCTTAGGCTGGACAAGGAAGGAACGCTGAGCTTGAAACCCACCGGCACCGCGAATAAGACGGTCAGACTGTGTATCAATACGACTCATGTTCCCTCCTTAAATAATCACACCGGGAATAGCATTAGGGAAGAAAATACCACTACCGGGAGCCCCAACAGCACCGCCTACGACGGACGATGTTGCGGTGGCCGGTGCTGACGCAGCAAACATACTCCCTGCACCAAGGTCACTAGCAAGCATGTAACCCTCAACAGCCCCACCAATACCTGCCAGAAGCGGGTTGGTGTACTGTGACGCATACCTGCTCTGGGCAGCCGCGACCTGACCGTACCGTTCCAGTTCAATATTCTGTCTCTCAAAGAGACCGGACTCTCGGGCACTCAGGCCCAACGCAAACGACGACTCACTCCCGCCCACGCCCCGTCCGGCAGACGAGGCCCTGATTGACCCCTCTAGTTCGGCGAGGTTACGGGCGGTGATGGTCTGTCTCTGCCGGGCCGCGACGTTAGTCGTCCCGATGGTTTGGTCCCTTGCGGCCCGAGCGTTCTTGTTGGATTGCTCTGCCTCAAAGTAACTAACCCCCGCACTCAGGAGGGCTACCGCTTCTGCCATGTTACCCTCCTTATCGTTTCGTGGGGTTGTTTCTTGCAGGAACAAAGTTGACAATGTATTCCAGACTCGTGAACTGAGACGGGAACGGTGTATCGTTCTTCACGACGATGGACGTATCCGAGGCGTCCCCACGAACAGAGGTCCGGTATCGTGCGAACTCGTCCGTGCTGGACCGTCCGAACACGGCAGACCCGTACCGGGCCGCACTGAACTTCTGGGTCTTCGTAGGCCTACCACGTGGGGTGACCTCGACGTTGAAGGTCGTCGTGTCTTTCAGTAGGAAGTCAATCGTACGGATCTGGGTGTTACCCTGAACCACGATCTGGCTCTCGTCCTTCACGAAGGGCCTCGTCAACTTGACGGACATCGTGTAGGTCTTACCGAGGATGACCGGGTACGTAGAGAAGTCGCCCGTGACCGTGAGGGTAGTCGCCCCTCCGGTCGTGTTGTTTGTTACGGCGATGGACTGTCCGGTCCTGTCTCCCCACTGCTCACCGAGGATAACCTTGTCCATGTTCGCGTCCTCAAAGGGACACGTGAAGGTGGTCATCTTTGTAGACGAGGAATAGGACCCGGTGACGACCACCTTGCGATCCATGTGGGCGTGGTAGCCGACACCCGTCGTGTTACCTTCTTCCACAACGAGGATAACGTCGTCCTCGGTAGTGAGGTCCTCTCCGTCTTCCGTCGTGAGGGCGTAGGTATCCGTGTCGGAGACGAATCCGTCCGACGTAGGCTCTGGCGGGGTAATGGGGATCTTCTCTAGCCAAGTGTCGTTGTCCCTCGTCATAAATACGTAGAGGAAGTTATTCACTGCGGCGTGGCCGACGATCTCGATGTCCGTGTCAAACACCCAACGGCACCACGAGGACTGGATCTTCTCAGATACCTGCCACCTCGTCGTGTACACGTAGAGGACATTACGTTCGTCCTCTGACCACAGGAACAACATGTTGTTGTTCTCCGACGGTGCAATACGACGGACGTTCTGGGGGACGTACTCCTCGATATGAGAGGAAATCTCGTCTCCGACATTGGAGTCCCTGTCAAAGTTTGGGAAGTACTCCCAGACGGAAGTGTACTGGCCTTGATCGGACGTGAAGTACAACTGGTTCCCGATCTTCGTCGGAATGGCCTTGCTGTCCACGTCGTACGTCGTGGTCTCTACGAGGTTCGTAGAACTAGGTGTGAAAGACTCCAGAGACTGGATCTCCCACTGCTTCGCCCCGTCCGCGATGACCACGAGGGTCTTGCTGAACGGGATGAGGAACCTACCCGACTCCACGCTGGAGCCGGACAGGGTAATGTCGATGGGGTCCGAGTCAACGACCGTCGTCCAATCGTTTACCCAGAAGTTATAGATGTCCTCGGCCTGAGACGAGACGATCTGTTGACCACCCGAGATCCACATGCGTCCGTCGAAGATGGCGAGGTCGCTTAGGGTCTGGCCGACAAAGGAAGGGCCGGGGTTGGTCACGTCGTCCCCTGACATCCTCGGGTTCCACGAGGGCCGAGAGAGAGTCAAGGAACTATCGGACGGGTCGTACACCAGCGTGATCGGCATGGTCGTGTCGTCGATCGTAGAGTTCGCCATAGGGGTACGGGCACGCTCATACCAAGGCCCTGTCTTGGACCCCTTGTTAATGGCCTTGTAGTACCCCGTGGCGTAACCGACGTCGGTCTGAATCAGGTGCTGGTACAAGTTCTGTACCTCTGGGTCCCCCGATTCGAGGGGAACGCTCAGGGTCGTCACGACCGGGTCAGAAGACTGGTACGTGTACGTGACCGTGTCTGAGCCGAGGGCGACCGTCACCTCCCTGTTTAGGAGGAACGTCGTGTCCGCGTAGGTCTTTACCACCAGACCGTCCTTCGTACCTAGGCTCCCAACCTTCAGGTAGTCGTAAATGGTAGGGTCGCTGACGTTAATCGTCAACTTCGTACCGTCCAGACTGAACGCCTGAATGACGTCCGCGTTGTCCTTGGTCTTGTCGATCAGGAGAAAGTAGACCGTGTCGTCGTTCCTCTCGACCACGTGGAACAGGACCTCTTCACTATCCCCGATGTAGTTCAGGTTACCGGAGGCCGTGTCGGGTGACGAGACGAAGTCACTCCCAAACCTCTTCTCCAGCCCCCTGTTTAGGGCGAGGAGGGTATTGTCTGACGTCTCGGTCTGAGACGCGAACCTGTTTGCCGGGGGTTGTGTACTTACGCCCCCAGTAAGTGGGGCAATACCCAGTCGCTGTTGGGGCATGGTGTTTCCTTATCTCGGTGACGGGTCTTCGTAGTTCGTGTCCGTCTGGTACCGTGTGTTTCGCTTGGCGATGTAACTACCTGCCGACCTAGAGTCCTTGATCCAGTGACGGTCGGACGCCTTGGAGTCGTGCTTCTTCGCGTCTTCCCACGCCATGAGTTCCTCCGTTTGGAGGATACGGTCAATGGCGGGGTCGGCAATCGTCCTGTTCTGGTATTCACGTGCAGACGCACGGGCGATGTAGAACCTGACGGGGGAAGGGATATCGTCCCACTCAATGTTCTGAGTGACACGAAGCTCCACGTCCTCCTCGAACTGGTCCGTGTCGTTCGTGAGATCGTACAAGACGTTCCCACGTACGGTGAACCTGTCCCGGTAGTTCTGACCCTCGCCGTCTACGCGGAGATAGTTAGACGAGATGACGATTTGGTTCGCCGTGGTAGGCGAGATCGTCTTGGTCACCGTGTTGAAGTCCCACCCTTTGGCGAGTACCTCAATAATCTTGTCATTCAGGACCCTCTGGGCCACGTCGGTATCGTTAATCCCGTCGTCTACCAGAGTAGAGACCTGCTGTTCACCCGCAGCCGCCAACATCAGGTTGACGGCACGGAGTTTGGTAAGTCCTTCTGCGAGTGCCATAGTATCTCCGATGTGTGTAAAGCCCCGACCGCCCCGTAGGGCGACCGGGACCGGAAAGGAA